TGTTGTCTTTGTACTTTGACAAAGATGCTTATTTTGAAATGAGCGAGTTTGAGCGTATCTCTGGATATGCTGCAATGGCTGCTCACATCATGACCCGTACTCAGTTGGCAACAGCAAACTTGAGTGGACATGGTATTCTTGTAAATGCATTTGCGCTTAAAAACTAAGAGGTGATTTATGGCTACTCAAAACTTATTACAAAGACTCGATGCTGCTGCTGAAACAACAGGTTCATCTGTAAATGCATCAGACCGTCGTATTGAAGAAGTATTTATTGCATCCGAAGCGATTGCAGCTGGTGATTTTGTTACTCTTGATCTGAGTAAATCAGACGATAGTGACAAAGCATTGCATGTCAAGAAGCTGAACTCTGGTGCTACTGTTACATCATTGTGTGTTGGTGTTGCGATTGCTGCTGCTGCGGCTGCGGGTGACAACATTCGTATTTGCGTTCGTGGAATGATTTCTGCAAATGTAGATAATAATGTTGATCAAGCAGATCGACTTATTGCATCGTCTACTGGTGGACGTGCTGTTGTTGCTCCAGAGTTTCTTACTGTTACAGGTGGAGCAGGTGCAGGAACAAAAGTACAACAACAACATATTGTTGCGATTGCTGTATCAGCATCTGGTGTAACGAATGTTGCTACAGTATACGTACTTCCAAACTTTTAAACCATAAGGTTTCTCTCTGAATGGGGGTGAGATTACTTGCCCCCATTTTTATAGGATAGCATTATGAATCTACGTGAGATAAGAGAATACATTGCAAACATCACAGACTATGATCCCAATGTAAATAAGGATTATTCTGCTCAGGTTGACAATGTAATCAACGAAACCTATCGTATGTTGTTCTCGGAGAAGCCTTTTACTTTTGCACAGAAAGAAGTAAAGATACCGATATATACTGATGCGGAATATACAGCATCGGGCTTTACAGGTATTATTGCAGGATTGACAAAGATTACTATACAGCCTTCTGTTCCAGATTGGGTAGAAGGAAACATTATAGAAATAGATGGTGTTGAACATCATGTTATATACAAGGCAAGTGCAATCGATATATATATAGAAGGCAGTTTTGCTTTTATTGCACAACCAGTAAAGTTTAAACAGAGATTTATTCGATTGCCAAAAGATTGCGTATCGATATTGCAGGTTGGCAAACGTAGTATGAGCATTGCTCCTACAGCTGTGGGTCGATATATACCATTGACCAGGTACGAAGATGAGTATTACAATCTGCCGTTGGATGAGGTAAACATTCCGAACTACTGGATTATGCAGGATTCGGAATATGTGTCAGCACCTCCTATCGTATTGACCCCAACAGCTACAGCTACATCAGCAGGTCAAGGTACAAGAACTGTTCGATTGGCATATACATATGTAAAGTATCCGGCAAACGGTCAGGCTACAGAGTTAGAGTCAGGGTTGTCTCCATTTTCGGAAGCAATCACATTGACTGATGCTCAACGATTGACATTGACATCTTCGTTGGATTTGACAAAGGTAGGATATGCTAGGCGATTTTACATAAAGAATGCAGCAACAACGCCTCAGTTTGATGGAGTGTATCAAGTTGGTACATTGAAAGCAGTATCAGCATCGCTATCAGAGAACATAGATTTTTCGCAGACTGAGTTTGAGAATGGTAGTTTTGTACTTAATAATCCTAGGTACACGTATACGGACGGATATGTTCAAAGGATTCGTTTATATCCGAGACAAAGCACGGACTATGAGTTATCGGTGCGTTATATATATCGACCTGCAAGATTGCAAGAAGATACAGATACCCCAGACCTACCACAAAGTCATCATCTTGTTTTGGCCTATGGGTCTTTGATGGATATTTTTAATAAGCACGACAATGCACAAATGAGTCGCATATATCGAGCAAAGTATCTGGAAGAGATAATAAAGTTGGAGCAGAGATTTTTGACACAAAAGCCTCGTCGTTGGGTAAAAGGTTACATGCAGGAGAGTGGTGTTGATACAGTGCCGATGTGGACCCCGCTCAAGAGGTTGTAATGAAAGATACTCATATACAAATAATCGATCTGAAGGGATTGTTTCAGCAGGTTCCTCAACCTCCATCGGGTGTATTTGAGTTAGAAAACTGGGCTGTTGATCCAGTTACAGGCGGTTGGGTAAATCGTCTTGGTTGGGAAAAGTATGATGTCAATGCCAATGATTGGGATCCTTTTTTGACGAGTGTGGTTGACAGCATGTTTTATGTGCAGCGTCACCAAGGAGCGCAAGACAGCATATTGTTTGAGCAATCGGGTATTTTATACCAGCTGAATGATTTTGCGGGATTGTTAAAAAAACAAGAACTATCGACAGCCAGAGTACAGCCATTGGTGTCGGAAGTAGGTACACAATATGCTCAGTTTGGCAGATATATTATTTATGTCAATGGATATAATAGACCTGCCAAAAGTCATTTGTGGCCGTGTACAAGTTATTCGACAAACTATTTGGTGGAGTTGCCATTAGGGTTTGATGCATTGCCATCTGCTCCAGTTGCTTGGGGAGTAGAAACTACTATTGGAGCCACATCTACTAATGGAGATAAAATCAGTGTTTGGTTTTATAAAGATAGTGCAGCAGCTATTCTTGGAGATTTTAAAGATAAAGGCCTTGGAATACCAACCAGTACCAAAGAAAATAAATATCGATACAAAATCTCTTTTGTAAATACAGCGGGTTCTGAGGGTCCTTTATCTTCTTTTTCAAATACAGTAGAGTGGACAACAGCAGGAACCACTTTACGATATGCTTTAAATGTTGAGATACCAACAGGCAATGAAGATGTTGTTGCTCGAAGAATATATCGTACTAAGAACTTTTCAGACGATGCAGGCAATGATGCATTGACATATTATTTTGTTACTGAGATTCCTAATAATCGAGACGATATTTTTATAGATGACATACCGGATACAGCGTTGGGTTCTCAGGCTCCATTGGAAACAAACTCTGTTGTAATGCCTGCGCGGAAAGCAAGATTTGTTGGTGTGTATAAAGATTGTTTGTTTCTTGATGGTGGTCGTGATGAGGACTTGACGTTATACTTTTCTAATCCTGCAAGACCAGACCAGTTTGGAGCATTTTCTTTTATCACACTAGGCCATAGACAGGGTGGCGGTCTTACAGGATTATACTCATACTTTTCGCATTTATTGATTTTTCGCGAGAAAAGCATTGATATATTGCAAGGTGATTATCCAAACTTTTCGTCAGCGAGTTTGTCTCAGTATATTGGTACGATCGCAACAAACACGATTGTTTCAGCTCCTGGTCTTGGCGTAGTATTTTTATCGTACGATGGTGTGTACAGCGTAAATATAAACTTGGATTACAGCGACAGTCCGAATGTACAAAATGTTACACCTCATTTACGTGATTTGTTTCGACGAGTTAACATCGATGCTTTGGCCAAAGCATCGGCTGTGTATAGCAAGAAGAGACGAGAGTTAATCTTTTCGTTTCCTGTAGATGGTAGTCCTGTAAACAATATGGTTTTGGTGTATCATACAGATAAACAGAGTTGGTCAACAAGAGACTTCCCGATGGGTCAGATGATTGTAAATGCGACAGGTGACGTGCTTTTTGGTATGTCCGATGCTGCGGCATCAGCAACCAATCAGCATGGTGTTATGGTGTTATCTCATCGTCGATGTGCAGGTCAGACAAAACGTGAAGATGCGATTGTAGATTTGACAGCCCCGACATCGATTCTTCGATCTGCATGGTTGGATATGGGTGATGCATCGCTCAAAAAAAAGATACATGGTGTGTATATTTACTTGGCTACAGGTGGAGATCAAGACATTCCATTGAAGTTTTTTACTGATTATGATTATACGACACAGCATACATCCCAAGCATTACGGCAACAGCCTGCTGATATTGCAGATCAACCTGTGTACAATGTTGCACAGTTAGATAGCGGAGCAAGTTGGCAAGAGCCATTGATTACAATGTTGCGATATGACATATATACAAAAGCCTGTAGTTGGTTTCAGTTTATGATAGAGACAACAGCAGACATGCATGTGATTGGATATGCGATTGATTATACGGCAGCTGGCACTCGAATCATAAAAGGTAAGAAGTTATGAGCAAGAAGTGGACAGAAGGTTATCCTCGTGACAATGCGATAATAGACTACAAGCAGTTTAATCAGGGATACAATACACAGAAAAGTAGCTTGAATGGTGGGATTGATCGCACCATGACACCAGTAAATCAGTTTGATGAAACAGAAAAGAAGGACAAGGCTTTTCACTATGTTCAGATATTTCGTCGTGGCGACAATACAGCATTAGAAGATACGTCGATTGTAACAGGAGCAAGTGATTTTAAAGGTATTACATACAATACGTATGGTGGTGGATGGGTAACTGTAGATGAGTTTACGTTGTCTGATATGAAAGATGGAATGTTACATTGGGAGTTTTCGTGTCACGTGTATAACAACACAGAAAATACTCAAAGAAGCAGCACAAAATCTACAACAATCCGTTTGTTGTTTGATGGTGTTGAAGTATGTGTAGCATACAAACTATCGCAACCAACAGTTACATATCGAATGGTTTGTGATGTTCCAATCACAGCGTCTCCGAATACAGTAACAGTACAAGCTAGATCTGTAGCAGCAGGTGACACAGAAAATACTAGATGTTTGTTTACGCTTTTATCAATGCAGCATCTGTTTATTGGGAGGTGGCGATGAGCAGAATAACCAATGCGGATCCTATAAAGAGGGGATCTAGTTATACATCTACTCAGTTAAATCAACAGTTTACAGAAGTAAATGCTGCATTTCCTATGGATGGAGATAATGTACGCAATGAGGGTATCGATCAACCTTCTTTCGATTTGAATAACAGTCATGGAAAAAGTGGCATTATATTGGTTGCAGCAGCTAGTGATAACAATACGACTTCAGTAACAGCATCAGCAAACACAGCAACAGGTTCACCTTTTGATGCACCAGTAACGATTCAAACTTGGACAGTAGTTCAGCCTGTTACAACTACAGATTTGATTCGAGTGTATTGGCAGTTTGATTATCAAACAGTAGTAAACAATAGTGCGCCTGTAAGTTTGCAAGATAAAAATGGTTGTGTGTGGGCAGTCTGGTTAGAATACCAAAGCAGTTTTGGTGGCAGCTGGGAAGCAGTTCCTAATCAAGGAGATTTTGATCAAGGTATTGCCGGAAGTCCTGGTAGTTTGACATCTTATGGTACACATACATCACAAGGATATGGGTGTACGATTGTTCCTCATGCATTGGTATTGTACGATACAGTAACGTCAAATACAAAAGTATATACAAATACAGTGCCGGCAACAGGTTATGGAGATTGGATTTATGCTCCTGACAGCAATATAACTATATATGGTTTGCGTTTACGAATGCGAGGATTGTTGGACCAAAAATATGATTCTGTGTTAGGTCCTCCACAAAACTCTTGGAGATTATTAACAACGTCATCGGGTGTACAAACGAATACAGTATCTCGTAGTTATATGGCATATTTGGTAATGAGAGAACAATGAGTATTACATTCCCCAAAACGTTTGCAGCATCAGAGGTAGCGAATGCTGCTGATGTACGTAGCAATATCGATGCGATGCAAAAGAAGCAAGCTAAGTTATCAGGTTCGGATTTTGCTACGGGTCAATGGATAGACACTCATCATATAATGGAAGGTCGTTATGAACCAACAAGCAATATATCTGTAAATGTATCAGGTGTGTTTGGTGGTAGAAATAATGGATCGATATTTCAAAATCTTTCGTATTGTTCGAGGTGGTTAACAAATCGTACGGGCACAGATAAACGAGCGTTTATACCATATACAAATATAACGTTTGACATTTTGCGTCCTGCAACGATTTTTTTTCAGTGGGCAATGATACATCAAAGTCCTATAGATGGTGATGGTACAAATGGTAATACAAAGATTCGTCCATCATTAAATAGTAAGTTTGTTACAGATGGCATTGTATATCATCAGGTATATGAGCAACTAGCAACATCTAACAATGTTGTAATAGATGGGACTAGAACTACAAATGGTGTGGTATTATTGGATGTGTCTAGTCAAATACGAGGGTATTCGATTGGACTAACTGGCGAATCGACAGCAGGTATGTGCCAGAATGTATCATGGTCAGTATCATTAGAATGTTTTTATATGTGAGGTAAGGTATGGCATTAACAGGACTAGAGATGGCATTGTTGTCAGGATTGGGTGGATCTTTGATAAAGGGTGTGTCTGGAGCTATTGGTGCAAGTGGAGCAGCATCTGATTTACAGTTGACTGATGAGCAACGTCGTAGGTTAAAAGAGTTGGAACGCATGGAAGCAGAGTCTGCTTTTGGTATGTCAGATCAAGATCGTCAGGTGTATGGCACACAAGTTATGTCTCCGGTACAAACGGCAGAGCGAGAAGCATTGGCACGTTTTGGTGCCAGTCAGGCAGTAGGAGACATTGGTCAAGGTGCAGCGTTTCGACAACAACAAGCATTGAAGCAGACATCAGAGGCTGCTAGAGCAGAGGCTCAAAGAGCAGTAGCAGAACGAGACGCAGTTGTAGCACAGCAACAACAGCAACAACTAGCAATGATGCGTCAACAAGAGCTTCAGCGTAAAGCAATGGAGCGACAGGCTGTGATGTCTATGTTGGGTGCAGCTGGTGAAGGATTAACGCAAGCAGGTGGTATTGCAGCGAAGATGAAGTTTGCAGAAGAAACATATGAAAGAGACAAGCCAAGCAAAGAGGATGAAGAAGTTATATCATCGACAGCTAGTATTTTATTTGGGTCAAGTGAACCAAACTATAAGGCAGTTGAAGGTGCTAGTATGTCTGGCAAAACACAAGAAGGTTTGGGGCTTGATGGTGTAACTTCTGGCGATGCAATGGTACAACAAGCATTGGCTCCGTTTATTGGAGGTAATATAGATTTACAAAGATTGCTTGATGGTTTAAATCCAGAGTTAGCTGACGTACAAAATAAAAGACTATTTGATAGAGATCCATTGGGATTTATTTATAGATATTTAAATAGAACAGGTCAAAGATTTTTAGGCGGATATGATGGTGGAGATTTAGAACTTGGTTTAAGAAGATTGTTTACAATGCCTAATAAACAACAATATGGTGAGAATAAGTAATGTCATATGAAGTAGCAAATGAGATTGTAAATATGTATATGCAGTCGAATACTCGCAGAATAAACAGTGCGATGGAAACTGCATATCAAGAAGCATTGAGTACATATCAATCAGATGTAGAGGCACGTAAGGCTGCGTTGGATGTATTGAAGTTGGAGCAAAAATCTTATGATGATTATCTTAAGATGATTGCACGTAACATGAAAGATTTACGATCTGGCAATATAAACATAGCAAAGAAACGTGCTGAAGTGCAGGAGTTTAATAGACGAGAAAAGTTTAGAGTAGAACAAATCAATAGACGTAATCGTCATAAAACAGCTGAAAAGAATGCATTGCGTAGATATAGAGACGACATTGAAAGAGCGGCAGCTAACGCATCATCACAAACAGAACGTAATCGTTTGGAGGAAGCAAAAAAACAAGCAGAACTTCAGTTAAAAAAACTGGATAGGAGTGCAAGAATACATGCAGATAATGTTGTAGGATCTCGTAATGTATTGCCTCAAGGTTTAAGTACAGATATAAATAAGTTGCAATCGGTTTTTCAAGATATAGGTCAAGCAGGTGGTACTTTTGAAGCAGATTTTAATAATGCATTACAATCAACAGCATTTTTTAGTAATGTGCAAAAAGCAAAAGATGATGTAAGTAGCTTAACAGAATCAGAAGGTTTGATTGGTGATGACGATCCAGACTTTGAGTATAAAAGAGAAGACTATAAACTTGCAGGAGTACGCCGTCAAATAAAGAATAGGTTAATAAATATGTTTGAAACATATACACCTCAAGATCAACAGGAACAATATAGACAAAGAGTTGAAACTATAATCGATGATTTATTAAATACTCCACAAGCACCAAATCTACAGCAATCAGGTATGTTTGCTGAAGTAACCAATATATCGGATGCTGATGTTGATCGAAGGTATGAAAAAGAAAGACAGTTGTATAAAGATACAGAAGCACCAAAGTTAAATAAAATACTAAAGAAACAGTTTCGATTAAATATACAACCTCCTCCAATGAGTAAACCTTTTATAGAAAAACCTAATCTGAAAACAGTACCAGGAGAAGACGCAACAGAAGAACAGTATATAGATGAGTTGCGTAAGCAAGCAGAGCCTGTGTTTAATGAGTTACGTGCTGATGATGACACACCATTCCAACTGACTGAGGAAGAGATTGCTACAGTGGGAGAGGCTGCTGTTAGTGCATACAAAGAGCTACAGATAGAGCGGACACAAACTCCATTGATATCATTGGAAGAGCGACGGTTGTTGGATCCATTGGCATTGGAACGCCAGCTGAATATAATGCGTCAAGGACAGCGTGTGAGAAGCATACAGCCAGAGCTAGATAGCTTTGAGCAAGTACGTTCTCGAGCAGGTGAGATACTTGAGTCGCCAAAGAAAAGATCGACAGCAAACGCAGGCACACCATTGGAGCAACGGTTTTATGCAACACAACGTGAGAGTGCTAGGTTGTCGTATGAATCGGATGATGATTTACGAAGTAAAGGCAAGCCAGAAGAGTTGGGTGTGTCTTTATATAAAGAAACATTTGATCCATTAAACAGTACGTTTCGACAAAACAATACATATCAATCTGTAGTTGATCGCATTCAACAAGGCTTTGGTTCTCCAGAAGAACAGATGAGAGCTATTTCTGCTTTTGATAGTAGAGTAATGGCACAGCAAAGAACTAAGGCACCGATTATAATGAAGGACGGTTCTCGCAACAGAGAATACTTAGAGGCATTGAAAGCACTAGGCAAGAAGTAGGTGTGTAATGACAACAGCAGCAGAGATACGACAACAGATACTTGATTTACAAAATCGATATAATGTTGGAGATATAGAAGTAAGCGAATACAATAAACAACTTACTCAGTTGCAGTTGGATTTATCAAATGCATTGCAAAGAGAAACAGGTATATCGCCAGTACCTACTGACAAAACAGAGCCTGTACAGCAGTATCAGTTAAGACAAAAGTTACAAGGAAGAGGTGGATTTACTGTTGCTCGTGAAATAGATGAAAGAGAAGCAAAGCGACGAGAAAAAGAGTTGGGTCAATCGTTGTCACGAGAAGAACAAGATTTGATGACACAAGCAACCACACGTCAGTTTCAAAAAGATTTTGAAAGATTTAGGATTGGTACAAAAGCATATAAAGATCCATATACAGTATCGAAATCTATGTCTCGTATTGTTGACCCCAAAGCCGGTCTTGTTGCTGATAGGAAAACAGGAAAGATTCGAAAAGCAAAAGGTGTAGAGTTACAAGACTTGGCAACATTACAACCATTGACTGAAACGATTGCAGGTGCAGTTACAGGTAATCCTGTTTTACAATCGACTATTATAAAGGGTCTTGGTGCGCTTGCAGATTTTATTGATGTAGGAGATCAAACAGTTATACCAAGTGCAGCAGCAGAGTTGTTTGTTGAAGGATTAAAACCACAACGTATTGCTACTCCTGATCAAGCAAAGAGAATGGAGGAAATAAAAAAGGAGTCTAGAAGACAACGAAAAGAAGATTTGCGAAGATTTTTTAAGAAACAAGGCAAAACAGATGAGGAAGTAGAAGAAGCAATAAAAGAACGTGAAGGAGAGTTTTTTCGTTACACTGATGACATAAGGCCTTTTGCTTTTGGTCAAAAGAGTAAAGACATTGCAGAGGATGCGTCTAAGTTGTTTTTAACGCAAACTCCAGTTCTTGAGGCAGGAATAGTTGAAACTCCACTTGCAGCTGGGCTAAGGTCGTTGAATACAACATCAGCGTTTGCTGCTCCTGCATTGGATTGGGTAAATGATTTGGTCCAAACAGATGTTGGACGTTCAGTGATTGCAGGTACAGTAGCATCTGGATTGCCTACATACTTACAGCCATTTGTTAGTCAGGTTGTATCGGATACAATGAAAGATAAACTTGCACCGATTTCTACAAGAGAAGGTGCAGGATATGAAAAGACAGAAATGAAAGGCCCATTGGGTCAAGCATTAACCAATATGATTTTGGGTCAAGGTTTGTTTTCTCAGCTAGGTGCCCAGTCTCTTCCACCAGAAACTAACTACAATCCTTTGGACCCGACAGTGCAGGGTAGTTTTGCGAACACAGTGACTACAATATTGCCTGAGTTTGCAGTTCCAGTGTTGCCTGTTGGTATGGTAGTAAAACCTGCTCAAGCAGTAACTAGAGGTATTTTGTTTGCAGGTCAACGTAAAACATTGGAAAAAGCTTTTGGAAGAATACCTAAGCAAGCGCAAGGTAAAATAAAAGAGTTAACAAAGGTTCCTATTACAGTTAACGATTTTTTAGATCCACATACTGTGTCATACAAAACATCTGAAATCGGTGCTGATATAGTTGCAGGGTCTAAGTTGCGCGATAGATTACCCCCAAGATCTAGCTATGCAGATAAGGAAAGTTTATCAAAAAAAATACCGCAAAGTAGGTATTTAAAAACAATCCATCGAGTACCTTCAGTGGAACCTATATTGCAAAAAGCAGACCCATTATTACGTGGAGTAAATAAAGTAGCAAATGAAACAATAAGAGTTATTGAAAAGGGTGGTAAGCCTAAAGTTGCAGCAGACTTGATAAGTCGTGGAGTAGCTGTATCTCGATTGCGTAATATACCTTTAGATGAAGTGGAAAAGGTAGTAGTAAAACAAAACAACAATGCAGTAACAGCAGCATGGGCAAAGACGAGAGGTCTCTTAGAACGATCAAAACAGGGTCCATTGCGAGCAGATCAACAAACAAGACTACGAGAAGCATTGGATGTTTTAAATAAAAACAAAGTATATGAGCAAGTGCCAGAATCGATTCGTAACTCAGAAGAAGTTATATATGATGCGATACGCTCTAGTACATCACAGGTTATTCGCGATAATCTTTTGCGTACAATGCCTGTTGATTTGGTATACATATCAAATAATGTTGCAGTACCCAAAAGTAAGATAAGCACAGCAACAGGTAGACCAACAAAAGAATACACAAAGTATTTGAAAGAACATCGAGAGCTATTGGATTTTGAAAGTAAAGCAGTCAATAACCAAGAAGTGTATGAGTTTACACCAGATCGATTGGCAGCATTGCGAGGTTTTCAGCAGCAACATGGTATGCAGTTTTCTCCTGGCGTAGCTCAAAAGTTAGAGAATGGTGAAGCATTTACTGCAATCGAGAAGCAAGAGTTGTTTGATGGTGTTGGTGCGCAGCTGGCTCTCAATCATTTAGATGGTACAAGATTACGTACAGCAGGTTTACAATCAGACTTGGCTGATGCAGGAATAGTTACTGGTGATACATTGATATCACCAGTACGTGGAAAAGCATCTACCTTTGAGATAAAAGCAAAAGGTTTAGCTAATGCAATACGGGTATTAAAAAATCAAACGATACAACCTATAGAGTTTTTTAATACTACTGCATCTGCATCATTTAGAAACTTCGAGCGTAGTGTACAGTTTGGTGCAAATGCTGCACCCAAACAAGTTATTGCAAACATAAAGAGAGCAACAGAAGCACAGGGATCAGAAGCAATAAATGTGCAAAGTTCTATATATATGGACATGGGTGTACAGTTGGAACGGTCGTCACGTAAAAGTGTAGCAATACGTGCAGACCAACCACAGATATCTGATGTAAGTCCTACAGCTCGTAAAGATTTTGTTGGTGCTAGTCCATATGAACAGAAGTTTAGGAATCGATTGCAAAAGAAAATCGAACAGAAACGACAAGCACGAGCAGAAAAAAAACAACAGAGGATAAAGTCTTTATCAAAGATTAAAACTCAACAAGAAGAGAGTTTTGCAAAACTTACAGAGGCTCAAGAAGAAAGCTTGGCAAAACTTGTAGAGAAACAAAAAGTAAGCATTGAGAACTTAACAACAAAACAGCGTGCATCGTTGGCTAAGTTAATGTCTAGCAAAAAGAAGATAAAGAATAAGCAGCAAAAGATTGCAGAAAAGATTGCAAAACAAAAAAAGTTTTACGAAGAACGATTGGCAAAACAGCAAGAGATAGTATCAAAGCGTAAAGAAAAACAACAAGAGATACGTACAACACGTGCAACAGAGCAAAAAGAAATCTTTGATAAGAAAGTAAAAGCAGCAGTAGAATCTGAAATGAAAGATCTACAAAAGTTGAGTGAAGAAGAATCAAAAATAAACAATCAGATTGATGAGTACATAAAAAATATACGTGAAGATCAGATATCCAAAAGCAAAGAAACAGCCAAGCGTAGAACATTGCAGGCAGCATCGGAAAGGTATGGGCACAAGCAAGTAAAAGATTTTATTGAAGACACGGTAGGTTACAAGAACCTTGAGTATGAAGATTTGGCTACAGTCATTGATGATTTGGTTGATTATATGGATGTATATGAGGAAGGTTTTATACGTTATTCTCAGTGGGAAGATGTGTTGAAAAACTTTTTTGTAGGTCCAGAGATAGCTATAAAACAAAAGAAAGTTATATCTACATCAGAGATTTTAAAGTTTGTAAGAGAAGAAGATCAGCTGTTGAAGATGATTGTAGAAGATCCTGAACAGCCGTTTTTTGCACCCAACAATCTAAAGCCTATAAATCCTAGCAAGTTAAAAGAAGTTGTTGAAGGTTTGCGAAAAGGGCCAGGTGGAGACATATTACAAAAGTATGGATTGAAGAAGGGTATATTTTCTCGTGATGAAAACTTTGTTCTTCCGATTCTTCAGAAGATGATGAGTATTCAGAAGCTACAGAACACACAAGAAGCGATTGCAAAGTTTGCCAGAACAGAGCCTGATTTTGTTTTGTCGATGAAAAGAACTCAAGAGGGTATGGTTGGTTTAGAATCGGTGGAGGCAATAAGCGAGAAAGTGGAGCAGACCATTCGTGATACATTGGCAGCTGGCGATAAGATGAAAATCTTTTCTGATGATTTAAAGAACATAGTATTTTATCAGATAAAGGAAATCTTGTTTGATGGAATGATGAGAGATGTTTGGGTCAATACATCTCGGTCTACTCAAGAAAAGTTTTTGCAGAAGTATTTAAACAAGATGGTTTTAGAAGAAACAGTTGCAATAAACATGGATGATTTTTTGCGTACAGTAATCATTGCAGAAAAAGATAAAACTCCTTTAATCAGAAGTAAAACTTTTGATCGTATAAATGAGCGATTAGAAAATGTGTTGAAAACAGTAGCAGATAACTTAGAATATGCAAGAAAAGCAAAAGATGCAAAAGTATCTGTGATAGAAAAAAAACAAAAACTAGTTAAACAAATAAAAGAATCATTACCTGATATGATTAAGACTATGAATGTAGAGTACTTGGGTAAGTTGACAGGTATAGGTAAAGGTCCATTATCTGATTCTCTTTTTGCTCAGCAGATACAGCAAGTAACAGATCGTATGACAATGTATGGCTTGAGTGGCAATGCACTATCAAAAGCATTGAAGTCTATCAATCCAAGAATCAAGATGATAGGTAATGAGAACCTGGCTCTGGTGTATGGGCAAGAGTTGGCTGAACGTGCCAAGTTGATTACTGAAATGACAGAGTCGAAATACTTTGAGAGTGTGTTTAAAAGTCAGGCATTTAATAAATATGCACAACAAGCATTTAAAAAAGATGTAAAAGGAACTATAAATAGAGGTGAGATACTGACTCAAATCGCTTTGAATACTGTATTTGGAACGCTGAATATGTTTCGTCGATGGACTACAGCAGCGATGCTTGGTGGTCAGTTTGCACCCAACACTCGCTTCTTTGGGTTTAATCGTTTGACTGCTCCATTTATCCTTGCAGGTACTGTATTGAATGCTCCTTTGAGATTGCCTTCAGTTGCTAGAATAATAGGCAGATCGTTTGATATGGGTCTAGAACGACCAGCTAAATCAGCGTTTAATACATTTATGAGAAAGATAGGTAAACCACATGTTTGGGATTTATCGGCAGCAAACAAGTTGCAGTTTGCACCACCGGAAGAAGTTGTGGTGTTTGCAAAGGATGGTGCAAAAAGAGATTATACGGCAGGAGAACTACGACGTATTATTAATGAAAGTGGTATGGAATACTCTCGTGCTGATGCAGAGTTTTTTGACTCAGAAGTAAACTCAATGTTGATAGAGCTAGGTATAAATGAGCAGGGTTTGAATCGATATAGGTCACAACAACCATTTTTGCGTAATAATCCATGGTTGTATGAAACGGGAAAAAAACTATTAGAGAATGCACGTACATCGCAAAACAATATATTTACACAGCTGTCTAAGTATCAAGATAGTGAGCTACGTCGTGTTGCATTTGTTGAGTATTTACGGAATGGTTATTCTCTTGAAGAAGCAGTAGCAGCAGGCAAGTCATCGATGTTGGATTACAGTATTTTGTCTGATTTTGAAAAACAACATATTAGTAATGTCATATGGTTTTATGCGTTTCAAAGAACAATGATGACCAGTCAGATTAACGCTATATATAAAAGTGTAATGACAGGTAAACCATCGTTGTCATTGCGAATGTTGAGGTCACAAGATGTGTTGAATCGACAGATGGCCGAAGATTACAATGATTATACAAATCAACAGTTAGGAAGAGTATACAATATTTTTGCTGGTCAAATCGACAAGATACCTTTGACAGTTGGTGGTCCACCCAATCCTCAAATGCAGTTGTTGGATGTAATCTCTACAGGGCTTGTGGCTAGTCAATCATCAGAGTTAGCAGAAGCATTGTTTGTGTATCTTGCAGAACAGAAACCATATATGGGTATATATATAAAGTATGAACGTGCAAAGGAGTCGGGAAGAATACCACCATTTCCATCATATTTACAGTATGATGCAGAGGCATCTGGTAATCTTGAGTATTTTATTGAACGGTATGGTTTGATACCCAAACGTAAAATGCCAGGAAAGACATTGACTATGGGGTCAGAAGAAACTGATGCAGGTGTATTGTATGATTTTCCTGATGGTGAAAAAGGATTGCAAGGTTACAAACGTTATTTGTATGATGAAGCTGCAGGATTGACAGCAGCAGGTGTACTTATACGGCAAGGTTTGGATGTGTTGTCAAGAGAAGAAGGTATACCAGTTAATGATTTGATTGTTCGATTGTTTGGTCAACGTTTTAAAAGAGATTTGACCAAGGCAGAAATGTTATCATCGAAGCGTGGGGATCGAATCGTAACTCCAGAGGGAGAAGAGGTTGTACCTTTTGAGGGTAGATACTTAAAGAGTGGAACGATACAAGGTGGAAAAATCTCAGAAGTATTTGAAGGAGACACACAAAGTGCTATATTATGGTCATTGTATCAGTTAGGTTTGGCAACACCTCTCAAGGGTGCGCCAGCTGAAAAGAACATAATATATCAGCTAAATCGTGTACACAGAGCATTGGATCAGGCTGATAAGGAATCGCAATGACAACCCCTAGAAAACTTGTACAGTATTATAATGCGCCCATCAATACGAACTGGCAGGTTTTTGACATCATACCATCATTAAGAGAACGTCGGCAAAGTTTACCTGTACTTGGAGGTACATTGAGTGCAGTAACAATCTATGGTGATACATTGTCAGGAGCGAATGCATTAACTGTACGTATTACTGAGGATAGTTATGGTGACATGTGTATTATAGGAGACACACAAGTTGGTATGTCGTTGGGGATTACAACAGCAACAAAGACATCGAGTGTAATAAAGATTGAGATTGATGTTGCAGATACATGGCCCAGTCATGTGTGGATAAAAACAGATACTGGTACTTTGAATGTCAGACAGATAAAACTAACGTGGAGAGTATGATGGGAATATCATCGAACGTAGATGCATTTGGTGATGGTGGTGCATTTGGTGATGGAGATATATCAGATGACTTGTCGTCACAAATAGATGGTGTTTCCAACAGTTTTGTGACTACGTATGCCTTTAATACTTCGAGCATTGTGATATATTACAATGGAGTACGGCAGAGAACTGGAGTTGAAGTGACTGTAATAAATGCTCGTACTATACAGTTGGATTTTGTACCTGAAAGTGGTACAACCATTGTAGCTACATACAAAACAATCTAGGGGGTAACCATGGCTATAACTCTTGTAAGAAATCAGTTGGTTGATTCGATTATCAACGAAAATAAACTTGACAATGGTGCAGTTGCATTTGCAAAACTGAAGTCTGCTGATGTGGAAACAGATCTTGCATCTTCAGCGTCTGCATCTAAACTTGCTACTGCTGCTGCAATCAAAGCATATGTTGATGCACAAGTACCAGACACTTTTTCAGGTGGAGACGGTATTGCTATTGATTCGTCTGGAGATCCAGATGTTATTGCTGTCGATCTTGCTACCAATCCTGGGCTTCAGTTTACTAGCGGTAAGCTTGACGTAAAGGTTAAGTCTGAGTCTGGTGGATCTATTACTAAAGATGCCAATGGTCTTTACATTGCAGACAGTGCTATTGGAAATGCAAAACTGGCAAACAGCACTATTTCTGGTAAGGCTCTTGGCGCAAACCTCGACAGTCTTTCAGCTGGTCAAGGTATTTCTATGTCAGCATACAACGGTTCTGCTGCTGTATCTGATTTGACTGTTGCTCTTGATGGTTCTACTCTTTCTAAGTCAGGGTCTGGTGTTAAGGTAGCTGATCTTGGAATCGGAGAAGGTCAACTAGCAGCAAACGCTGTGACCATTACCAAGTTTGGGATGCGCCCATACATGGATGACTTTTCTCCTAATGGTAGCACTGCTACATTTACTTTGTCTCAACGTATTCCTGCTGCAAGTCTGTCTGATTTTGCACAAGGTGTAAAGGTATTCCGCAATGGTCAACGACTTTTGCAAAAGGCTTCTTCTCCGGCCGATTCTTCTGAATACACTGTAACTGACAATGGGTCTGCAACAATCGTTACTTTGGGTGCAAATCCTGCAAACGGTGAAAAGATTATTGTTGATTACTGGACATAGTAAATCAATCTTTTGTGTTGGGTTGGGCGGCTGATGTTATAATACTAACGTCAGCCGCTTTTTTTGAGGTGATGTATGAGTATAGATAAACAAAAAGTATTGGAACTTGTGTTGGGTCAAGGCGGAGCATTGGTTCTTGCTTGTATTGCTTTGTGGTATATATCTCAGTTATATGTTGATCAGATAAACGGTATGATGGTACGATGTGATGACGATCGAAAGATGTATCAAGAACATATGTTGAGATTGTCTGAACAGTTAGATGTAATGTCAGCAGATATCAAGGATATAAAGGATGCCAAAGTCGATAAATAAAAAAGCAATGAAGTGCAATCGTCCTCGCCCTTTACGCAAGGGTGAGCCAGGATTTGGTAAAAAGAAAAAGGTTGTGCTTGGTTGCAAAGCAGGTCGTCAGAAGTTGATTAAGTACGGTGCCAAAGGGTATGACCATAACTATAGTCGGTCGGCAAAGAAGAGTTTTCGAGCTCGTCATGGTTGTGATTCAAAGACTGATAAGACGACAGCAGGTTATTGGGCTTGTAAAGATTTGTGGTCGAAAGGTAAAAAAACTAAAAATCCATCGGCAAAGAAACGAACAAGGAGATAATATATGTCTTGTCAGTGCAAAAACAATATGTCTAACATTTATGGAGGTTCCATGTACGGTAGTAAAAAAACAAAGAAGAGTAGTAAGAAACAAAAGAAAGCATACTCAAGTGTAAAGCCACGCAAAGGTGGACAGAAAAAACCAAAAGCCTCGTTTCGTGGTTACAGTTACAAGGAAATATAATGGCACCCAAGATTACAGTAGAGCCAGCGAGCTGGTTAAAGATTTTTGCATTGGTTGGTAAACTTGTGCGCTATGCGCAAGGTGGGTTTACTGCTGATGAGAAAGCAGAACTGATTGATGATTTGCTTGAGGTCCTTGGTGTATTGGCTACAGATATAGGTGAGGACTTACGCAATGAGGACCATTAAAAAGATAGTGGTACATCATTCAGCATCTAAGCCTGAGACTACAGTTGAGCAGATCGATTCGTGGCACAAGGATAGAGGATGGTGGGGCATTGGTTATCATTATGTGGTAGATCATAATGGTGAGATACAAGAAGGTCGTCCGATTGAGAAGTCGGGTGCGCATACTCGTGGTGAAAATAAAGACAGCATTGGTATTTGTGTGACCGGTAACTTTGAGGATTATCATTGCCCGAAGTTTCGATTTGATGCGCTTGTCACTCACATTCAAACCTTGTTGTTTACGTATGACTTGGATTGGAACGATGTGTATTATCATCAGGAGTTTGCAGCGACGGCTTGTTGCGGTAAGTTTTTGATTGAGCAGTTACGCCAATATCGAAAGGGTCGTGTTACACCTGGTGGAAATCAATGCACATAAAGAAGTTTTTATCTTTGTATTTACAGCATGGGGATTTAAAGAGTATTGCCAAAGCAGCTGGTATACATCCCAACACTGTGTATAGTTGGATAAAGAGTAGAAACAATCCACACATCATGTCGCTTGTGTGGTTTTTTAAAGCGATAGCACAACAGAAAGATGTGTCATATGAAATGATGTGGATAGAGTTTGTGTATTTGCTTGAGGGCAAAGAGGATCCAAAGGCTGCTGCTCGTCAGTGGAGACGAGAGTATATTGATGCGCTTGTCATCGAAGACCCAGGTTGGTTGCGCAAACATTATGAGCGATTGGTTTTGGAGATTGAGAATGCCAAAAGATAGTTGTTATAAGAAAGTAAAAAAATCCTATAAAAAGTTTCCGTCTGCTCGTGCTAGCCAGGCGATTGCAAAGTGTCGTAAGGGTAAGGGCAAGGTACGCAAAAGCAAAAAGGGTGCCAGCTTAAAGCGATGGCAGAAAGAGAAGTGGGTCGATACCAGAACTGGTAAGGCTTGTGGTGCAAAGACAAATAAGAAACAGTATTGTCGCCCATCAAAACGAGTATCGAGCAAGACACCCAAGACTACATCAGAGATCAGCAGTTCTCAGAAGCGAAAGAACATAGCTCGAAAGAGTGCAGGTAAAAGAGCTACATCATTACGTAAGCGTAGGAAGAAATAAACAATCTTTGTAGATGACTGTGCGTTTGCGTGTATTGATTCGTTCTTTGATTATATTATCATATCGATCACAGATATCATCCCACTCGTCTGCTTGTTTGTAACAACCAAGGTATCCAAAATGTTCGCTCGTCGTTTTAAAAGTAATCCCTTCTGCTTTTAGATTTTTGGGTTGATACTTGTGCTTGTAGCTTGCTTTTACTGCGAGTGCAAATAGTTCTCCATCATACCAATAATGTTTCCTGGTAGGTATATCAACATACACCAACCAAGTCGGTGGATGGACCAGGTATGCAGAGTATCCTTGGGTGGTGGTCTGTATAATCTCTGCGAAGAATGTATCGTACTTGCCTCCATTCATCGCAGACTTGACTTCTACTGTACAGATCTGTTGGCCTCGCTTGTGTAGTCCCATGTCTTCTAGCCATGCGCAAAAGATATGGATGTCATGTGGATCGTACTTGCCTACGTCTATGGTTGCCAACATATAGTCAAATGGAGGTTGCTTGTATAGAGATTGCATCGCTCGTCCCTTGTTTATTTCTTCCATTACAGCCAGCTCGGCTATGGTTCCTTGGTGCAGTAGTCTTTTGAATGGTATCATTTTCTCTCCGTTGTCCAGTCAAGAGATAGTATAGCACCATAAAAAAAAGCCACAACGAATATACGCTGTGGCCGATAAGATTATTTCTTATGTCTATGGGATGGTTGCGATGGGTATGTCTTCCAGTTTAGACTTGGGTGCTTGCCACCATCCTCTTCTGTTCTTGCCATTCCTTCTGCATGCCTTGCCGGAGTTCTGAAGTTCTGCATCCAGTCTCTTCAGGAGATCGGGATAGTAGTTCTCGTATGACATCGGACGGACGACAGTAGGTACACGCTTTGGTGGGCCGATGGGTTGATATGTTGATGGGTTGATGGGTTGGTCCACTTCTTCTGTGTATACTTCTTCCATCATTTCTTTGATCGTGAAATATCGACATGGGTTATCATCCAACCATTGCTGCACCATCGTTTCGTGAATCGATGTGACCTTGTGTTTGTTGTTCTCCTCTGAAGATAGCTGTTGTTCTTCAGGAGTGAGCCACCATTCTTTGCCGTCTTTGTATGCAGCCACAGCCTCGGCCCATAGCTGATCGCGCATCTTCTCCAGTTCTTTTGGATCGTATGCCATGTGGTGTGCCTTGCCTTGCAGCACCATGAGCCAGTATCTACGTGAGCCAGTGTGGTCCCTGAAGATAGCCATGTCCTTATCGTTGGCTGATCCCCCGAAGATACAGCCACGCGCAATCTTCTTCTCGTGCTTTTGGTATGCACCACGAAATGTATCGTACTGTTCATCCAAGAAGTTCTTGACTACGTTCGCATCCTTCTTGGCCATTGATGCCAGTTCTGCCATTTCGTGGATCCATGCGGTGGAGAGAATGGATCGTCCATCCTTTTCACCGATGTTGATCTTGCTGCTGTTGTACCATGAGTATCCTGTACGCGTGCATTCTCCTGCCATGGTCCTGAAGAACGTACCCTTCCCATGTCCTTGTGGAGCATTGAATACCACCATTGTATCTACCTTGCAGCCCGGTTTGTAGATACGAGCCACAGCAGAGATCGCCCATTTGATAGCATACACATGGTTGAGCGGTGTGTCCTGTGCCTTCAGAAAGTCAATGAAGAGACGACCCAATCTAAACTCTCCATCCCATTCCAATCCATCAAGATACTCTTTGATTGGATGGATGCGATTGCGTGAGGCGTGTAGTTGGATTGCCTGTTGTACACGGATGAGTGCGATGTCTCTTCCTACAAAATAGCGTTGTCGTATCTTGGTCATGATCTCCAGTTCGAGAGAATCGGAGAGAGGTTCGGATCCATAGAATGGCTTGTTGCGTACAGCACATTCCCATATCTCCAGTCCCATGTCCTTTATCATGGCACAGATATTGTCGGGTGACTTGAGCGCAGACCAGCTGGATCCACGGTTTCCGTAGCAGATCTCGATGCCACCATCGGTAGCAATGCAGTCCAGATTGCGACGGTTGGAGTTCTGTTCTGTGCATCGGTATCGTGCGATGTTGGTGAGCGGATCGATCTTGCGTGTGATGAATGCAGAGCTTCTTT